GAAGGTTATGTGGATCAGATCATGTCTAAGTCTGAAATGACAGATCAGAATATGAGGACGGCTATTTTAGTTGCAATTGGAGCATTACATTCTGGTGAAATTGTACCAACTGCTACACAAACCAGTACACAGACTACCACTCAGACTAATAACACTAACCAGAATAGAATTGTGACTCCTCCTCATCTTCGTTCTTCACCGCCTAATGCTCCAAAGACCACAAAGAAATCTAATGTTGTTCTTACGGAACTTGAGAAGAGACTTGCTAGAGAGCGCGGCATGAGTGAAAATGATTACATTAAGTTCCGTGATGCCAAGCCTAGCGAGGTGATTAATGTCCAGTGAGCGCGAAACCATAAAGGTTAAGAGTTCTTGGGATTCAGATAAGCCTAAGACTAATGAGCCAGAACAGGTTGATGCCGCACAGGAAGAGATTCTAACTCGTGCTGCTCGTAAGGCTAAGTTAGTAAGAATCTTGGATCGTGGTATTGTGGCTGACCGACTTCATGTTGATCTTCCCACTAATCTTTACGGTGAGTGGGTTGCAGACGATCCCGTAGAGATTTCTAGAATGGAAGCTCTTGGTTTTCATAAGGATACCGAATATGCACCTAGCCGGTCTTTACATTCCAGTGGTATCAAGGAAGGGAAGATTGGTGATGTTATTCACATGATTTGTGAAAAGGAAACGAAGGACATTATAGACGAAATTAGACGCGAACAGTTTGATCGTAGACATGGTAAGGGCAAGACTAAGGAAGAGGCAGAAGCTGCTGGTAGAATCAATAAGGAAGGACTTGCAACATTTTCAGAGAGTAAGGAACATACTGCTAGAAAGGCAGACATTGAACGTGCTCTCGCAACCAACAGTTAAGAGGTAAAACATGAAGCACATTGTAGCTGCTCGAACTGTTTCTGGGACAGTCCCAAATGTTACTTCCCGCAAGTATAAGACCGGGGAAGTCTTTGATACTGGTGCCTTACTTGTTCTCGATGCAAATGGAGAACTTGTAGAGTGTGCGGCTGACCCAGCAGAAGTTACTTGTATTGCTGCCGAGCCTTCCGATTCTCGGCCCGGTTATCAGGCCGGCAACAATCCTACAGTTGTAACTGGTAGGAAGCAGGAAGTTACCGTGTATGATGCTAACGATAATAACATTTTCTCTATGGTTAGCGCTGCTGGTACTACACCAGCTCAGACTCATATCAATGAACAGTATGGTGCCGTAGCTACCAATGGTGTTTGGGCACTAGACCTTACGGAAACTACTACTAAGGTTTTCGAAGTCGTTGATATTGATGTTGATCAGAAGTTGTTTTTCTGTAAGGTTATCGAGTCTGTCCGCTCTTTCTAATTTTGGAGATAATTAAATGATTGTCGAAGGCGCCTTCAATATTCTGTTCCGACCTGGGCTTCGTCGTGATTTCCGCGATAACTTCCAGATGTATGCAACAGAGTATAACAAGTATTTAAAGACTGGTACTACCAATGTGCCAGAACAGTCTGCAACCATCATGACTGGAATGTCACGTCTTGTTGAGCGTGACGATGGTGAGCCTATTACTTATGAAGACCCGAAGATTGGTCCTAAGGTGATGGCTGTTGATAAGGAGTTTGCCCTTGGTTTTATCCTCTCTCGTAAGACTGTAGAGGATGACCAGTATGGTAAGGCAAACCAGGGTTCCAAGTGGCTTGCACATGCTGCTCGTATGACCTATGAGTATCGTGCAGCTTCTTTCTTGGATGATGCTTTCACTGGTTCCACATTCAAGGGAATTGATAGTCTTTCCCTTTGTCATTCTGCTCATACTCTTCTTAACAGTGCTACTACGGTAGCTAATACTCCTGTTGAGCAGGTTGGTATGAGTGTTACTGGTGTTACTGCATGTCTTGATTTGTTCATGCAGATGAAGGATGAGAATGGTGATCCTATCGTTATGAATCCCAATAAGCTTATTATTGGTAATAACGCTGGTGATCTGCATAAGGCCCTTCAAATCTTTGGTAGTGAGAAGGAGCCCTTTACTGCTGATAACCAGGATAATGCCATTAAGAAGCGGTTTGGCAATATTTCTCCCGAGGTTTCGCATTACAAGGCTTCGCCTAAGTCTTATTTCTTTCAAGATGATAAGTATGTTGATGCACATCTTCTTGTTAGAAGGGCCGTTGAGTTTGACGATACCTTTGACTTTGACACGGATGCAGCCAAGTTTAAGACCACGACACGCTTTGTAATTTGGTTTGTTGATTGGCGTGGTTGGGTCGGCGTTAATCCCAGCTAAGGAGATTAGAAATGAGAGGTACAACTAATCATCCTTGGTCTAGGCCACAGGAGAATCCAGATGCTATTAATTCTCCAGGTGGGACTGTCATTGTACAGACGGCTACAGGTCAGACTTTAGTTGGTGATGCTGTATATGCTTCTGCTGCACATACTGTTACCAAGTCTAATACTCCCGCTGACTACAAGAAGTTTGTTGGTATTGTTGTCGGAGGAACTGCAACTGGTATGCAGGTAGCAGAAACTGTTGGACTTGTGGCTGCCAATGCTGGTGAAAGTCTGTTAATTGCTATTAGTGGTATTGCTAATGCAATTGCAGATGCTCCCGTTGCAGCTAGTGCATTACTTGCTGGTGGTGCAGTTACTGCTGGTAGATTAGACGATTCTGCTAGTGCAACTGCTGGTCAGATTGTTGGTCTTTCTTTGGCTGCCGCAGGGGCTGCTGGAGATAGTTTTCCCATTTTAATCAAGCATCTATAATCATGAAACTCCCTCTACTAGTCGCAGCCAATCCTGAACACTTAACGTCTACACCAAGAGTAAGGTTGGCTAAGGGGACATGGAATATCTCTGCGGATGGAATTGTAGACTCTATCTTTTCTGTCCGCAGAGATGATGCCATCACATTAATGGAACCTAAAACAATTGATGGTGATTGTGTAGCACAAGTATTATTTGAGAAGAAGGGTAGCGAAAAGTATCTTACAATTTATGCGGAGCTTGTAAATGCTTGACTTGGAACAAATGCGAGGTTCGCTCCGTAGACATCTTGGTATGGATATATCTGATTTGCCCGATCCAGATGCAGATCTTTTATTAAATAGATCGTATTGGGAAATCATAGATAAGTTTAATTTTCGTGAGAAAGAAGTAACTGCAACATTCAGCACAGAAGTTGGAATTAGTAGATACAATATGCCCGAACCATTTGAGGCATTACGTCAGATATCTATACCTATTACAGATAATCTTCCCAAGCCACACAAGACACTTGAGAGGATGACTGCTTTTGAATATGAGAATGTTTTTGTAGAAGGTGAAACTAACAGAGGTAGACCAGAGAAGTATTGTCGAGAAGGGTGTTTTGCTAGACTTTGGCCAACGCCTGATAAAGTCTATACAATGACTATCAAGTATTGGACTACGTTAGCAGATTTGGCTTCCGATAATGCTCCAGCAATTCCTCAAGTTTGGCATGAAATAATTGTATTTGGTGCAGTTTGGCGAGGGCAGTTAGAGATTGGAGATTATGCTAGATGTAACCAGATGAAGGCACACCAGATCAATCTGATTAACAGCACTTCTCCAGTTGAAGCTAAGGAAGAATTTGATACTCATACTGGTGGCGTTGAAGTCTTAGGTAGAGATTATCCATGACATGCCTGAATACAATATTGAAGGTTCAGATAATATTGTAAACATTGAAGGTTCAACAACCAACGCTGACATATCAGGTAATCTTGAGCGTCAAGCCGATTTCGAATCTAGGAATCCTGTACTCACAGAAACTAGTTTGGTTAGGCGGCCTGACGCTATAGCTCTAGATTACCTGACTGCGTTTAGTTTAGGCCCAGTTGTTAATGGTGATACTTCCGAAGGTGTAGTCAGCCATGTTTGGAAGTGTAAAGTAGATAACAATCTAAAGAAAGTATACATAGCAAGAGAGAATGATTCCAAGACTGATTGGAATAATGAAACAGAGTTATTCTCTTTTGATGATGATTTAGCTATTATCAATGAAGTTGATATAGCTTTTGAACAGGCTGGTCGTCCTGTCATATGTGCTGAGCGGGAGACTGGTGTTGGGGGTTCAAAGGAGGTTTGGCTTTACTGGTTTGATTCGACCGATAGTATGTTTGGTTTCGATAACTTTGGGCCAGGAAGAAATCCTCGAGTCATCCTGGATTCTCCGCTCGATCCAGTTAGCTCTGATGTTCTTCTGTTCTATTTGACAGATACAAAACTTGTCTTGCGACAGCAACAAGACAGGTACGCTGTGGTGATAGAAACACCCTTTAATGTAGACGATACGTACTACATTGAAGATGTTGTTCGAATGAGGGATTCTCGTATCCGAGTANCTTGTCTCACCGTAGTATAGGAACAGGAAAGTACAATAGCGAGTTCCTCGACTCGACACTCTATCCCATAGTTGTCAGCGGTGATGGGATCGTACCTGGCTTTGAGTTCTCTAGTGGGTCATTGATAGTTGTAATTATCGAGGACACGCTTAAGGATATAGATGAACTCGATGCAGTTCTAGCTTTTATTTCTGGATCTCTTGCTGAACCACTGATCCTAGTCGAACTATCAGATAAGGATTCCTTTGATCCGAGCTTTGAGTTTGTCTCAGGCGTCCTTACTGATATACTGTTACAGAAAACACTCTTTGACAAAGATGGTCTTGATCCGTCTTTTGCGCTAGTTTCAGGCACACTAGTAGTTGTTGTAATAACACATACTGTCTTTGACATATCTCAACTTGATGTGTCTTTGGCGTTTATCAGTGGAACTCTGGAGACTGTATAATGCACTTTGTCAGAGATCATCACGGAATCTTTGTTCCGCAGTACTGTGATGTTGGAATACCAGAAGCGTCTGTAGGTCTTTCTGGACACATCACAGTAGAACTAATAGATGCGCAAACGAAGATTGTAAAGAAGAAGCTGGAGTTCCACAATCTGATCACTAATGCTGGGATGGATAGTGTAGTCAATAAATCCTTCTTTACTAACGGTGGTGGTACACAGTATTGTGGTGTTGGAACAGGTAGTACTCCCCCAGCAAATACAGATACAACGCTGGTAGCAGAAAAAGAAGTTAGAGCTGTCCAAAGTGGATTCTCAAATAGTAACATCTCGTATGTTGCTGGTCCTCCTGATTATTATGAGGATTTCATAACATACACTTTCACAGAAACACAAGTAAATGGAAACCTGACAGAAGTTGGTTTCTTTGATCTCAATGCCGCTGGGACTATGTTCTCTCGGCAGTTGTTCAAGGATGATCTGGGAACACCAACTACGATCACTAAGACAAATAGTGATCAGTTACGGATCACATACAAGGTTCGCATATATCCTCCTTTAGCTGATGTTGTATCTTCTGGAGTAGATATTAGTGGAACCTCGTATAACGTAACAGTTAGGCCTATCCGAGTAGGTACATCTGAGTGGAATAACCTTTTCAGTTCAGCATTTGTTACTGTGCTTAACAACCAAGTAAACGCCTACTCTGGTGCGTTACCCACGAGAACATCGTCTACATTCCCAACTGGTATTCTTAGTACAGCGTCTACATTCAATGTAGATGGATATGTTTCTGGCAACTTTTTCCTGACATCTTCTCCTAAGTGGGAACCTGCCGTTGGGAATGGCAACATTCAGATGATTGGATTTAGAAACAGCCTGTTAATCTTTGGTGTTGGCTTCTCTCCGACCATACCAAAAACTAACACCAAGAGACTTACACTCAATGTTAAGTTCTCTTGGGCTCGTCACGTCTAATGCCTTTACCATCTACAGGTTGGCTACCTTCTACCATTCAAGGTTCGGGAGAAGTGTTACCAGCCTTATTACCAAAATACTATATTGGTAAGTATATAATAGGTACTTCCACATTTGATACCATATCTGATCCTCAAGTAGTTAGTGAACAGGTTAGCTTTGGTGATAGTGGTATTACTGCAAATCAAGGTATTAGTTCAGATGGCTTAACATATGGCTTGATCGTATCATTAATTCGTCGTGGTGTCTTTGGTTCTGTCTTGTTAGATACCTTAACTATACCAGAAGTAACATTAAAAACTATCATCAAAGAAGTTTGTCCACCACCCTTTGATAAAGTTGTAGAGACTTGTCCAGAAACTGTAGACGAATATATAGAAGAAGTAATAACAAATCCTACGGACAACTTAGAATCACCAGTTGCAATATTAGCTTTGGATGATATAGAATTACCTTGTGGTGTTTTGAATCTTCCAAGATTAAATGGCTTATTTTTACTTGATGGTTCATTGGTGATAGCATGAAGATTAGATTATGTAAAGCTTCAGAGTCTGCAATTGGTGCAGAATCACCAACAGGTATGACCGATGTTAT